CTTGTCCTCTTCGATGAGCCCCCGCCGCCCGCGGTCTGGCATGAGGCCAACAAGCGCATCATGAAGAAAGCCGGCTACATGCTGGCGTCCCTGACGCCGATCCACGGCGGGCCGATGGATTGGTTGCAGGCGATGACCGAGAAGTCCCCGCCCGTCGTCAAGGACATATGGGAGCCGCTGCGCGCCGAGTCGTTCATCCCTGTTGGCTCCCGCGAGCCGCTCATGCTGGATGACGGCACGCCGCTGAATGAGGCGTTCATCAAGCAGCTTGAGGAGGAGGGCGATCCGTTCTTCAACCCCGTCACCATCCACGGCGAGTGGAACCCCCGCACGATGGGCCAAGTCTTCGAGCGCTTCAGCCCGATGGAGCACGTCGTCGGCACCTTCGCCTCAGGCCCCGGCGAGGACTGGCGCGTATGCGTCGGCGTCGACCACGGCGAGCTGGTCGGCAAAGAGTGTGCCGTGCTGTCCTTCGTCCTGAAGCAATCCGACGGCCAAGACCGCGTCTTCGTCGCGGCCGAGTACATCGGCGGCGCCGACCAAACCGTCGAGGCCGACGCCGAGGGCATCCTTGCCATGCTGGCGCGGTGGTCGCTCGATTGGTCGCACGTTGACAGCGCGTGGGGCGACAAGACGACCACGGACAGCGTGTACCGCGCCAAGGGAAACACTGACCTGATCGCCGCGATCCGCAAGGTGCTGGAGCGCAAGAAGCGCGGCGCCTCGCGCGTCGTCACCAAGCGCAACGAGTTTCAGCAGGTCAAGACCGGCCAAGGCCGCGCGCAAGGCAGCGTCGACCTGGGCTATAAGTACCTGAACCAGCGCCTACTCCACCGCGGGCAGTTCAGCGTGCACGAGTCCTGCCGCACGCTGATCAAGGCCCTGCAAGAGTTCGACGGCCACCCGAAGCACCCGGGCAAGGACGTGATCGACGCGCTGCGCTACAGTCTCAATGACAGCGTCTTCGAAGGCCGCCGCATCGTCCACGTCCCCCGCCTTGACGCAACCCCGAGGTAGCCATGCCCCGCCGACCCATCGCCCGCGCCCGCCGCGCCGCCTTCTTCGCCTTGGCCCTGCCCGCCTGCGCCCCTGACGACGCCGACCGCGCCGGCGACACGGGCCCCGCCGCGGCCCCGACTGAGGGCACCGTGGCCATCATCGTCATCCCCGTCATCAGCCCCGAGCCCCCAGCGCTCCCCCTGCCGGGCCCGCTGGTCAGCCTGTACGGCTGCCGCGACACCGACAGCGACGACGACACCCCGGACCTGTGCGAAGCCAACGACTGGACCGTGAGCCCCGACGGCGCGACGCTGTACCCGTCCGGTCCGCTTGCGGATAGCTATCGGATCGCCTACCTGCGCTGATCGCGCCGCCGTGCTACACTGACGCCGAGGGCTACCCGTGGACGCTGTCACCAACGCCGCACTCGCCGCCGATGCCGCCCAGCGGTCCATTCCGCTCCCCGCAGGCGACGTGGAGTACCAGCGCGTCCGCGCAACCCGCGCCCGCCGCTCCATGCTGGAGGGCACCTGGGCGCGCTTGCTTGCCGAGCGCGAGGCCGCTGTCCTTGGCATCGCCCGCGCGTCGATGCAGGCAGATCCGTCCCTGTCCATCAACCCCTTCAAGGCCGTCTGCCGTGCCCTGTCGGTCCTCTATGACTCCCAGCCGGGCGTGCAGCACGCCACCGCGACCGCCGCCGACCTGCGCAACCTGACCCGCGCCCTGACCGAAAGCGGCCTGTGGCCGATGATGCAGCGCGTCCAACAGTACACCCTTGGCCTCCGCGAGATGTTTGTCCACGCCGCTGTCAACCCTGACAGCGGAAGCCTGCGCGTGCGCGCCGTCTATCCAGACCTCGTCATCGCCCGCGCCGCCGAGGGCACCCCGGACCAGCCCGCCCGCATCGAAGAGCTTCGCCTGCGCTCCACCGCCTACCTCCGCGAGCGCGGCGTGGCCGGCGGGGTGACGGTCGGTGACCAGACGTGGACCGTCGACGTCTACGACCTGACCGGCCCGCAGCCGTACCATGCTGTCTGCCTTTACGCGCCAAACCCGACCCCCGGATCGTGGGGCCTGGGCGCCGACATGACGACGGCGATCTACGGCCGCACGATGACCGGCCCTGACTACCCGTGGCGCGCGACCCCCACCGTCCGGCAGATCGCGCAGGCCGAGCGCGCTGGGCAGACCCCGGAGGGCACGCCGGTCCTGCCCTATGTGATCTACCACGCCGCCCCGAACGGCGACCGTCTCTTCGACCCCTTCGACTGGCAAGAGATCGTCGACGGCACGCTGACCTGCGGCGTGCTCCACGGCTTCCTTCTGCACACCTTCGCCGATGCAAGCTGGCCGCAGAAGTACCTGATCGGCGGCGTCCCCGCCGGCGCCGCTGTCACGATGGCCACCGAAGAGGGCCAGCGCCGCAGCTACATCCCCGCCGACCCCACGTCGGTCCTGATGGTCGACGTCCTCCCCGGCTTCACCGGGCAGCCCAGCGCGGGTCAGTTCGCGGCGGGCGGCGACATCGCCGTGCAAGAGCAGGTCTTGGGCAACCTGATCAGCGCGCTCATGGAGTCCGCCGGCATCAGCCCGTCCGACGTGCAACGCCTGTCCGGCAACGCCCGGTCCGGCGCCGCCATCGCGCTGACCAACGAGGGCAAGCGCGAACTCCAACACCGCTATCAGGCCATCTTCGAGGCCGCAGACCAGCGCCTCGTCCGCCTCTGCGCCATCCTGCTCAACCGCTACAGCGACTCTGTCGAGCTTGCCGCCGAGGCCGAAGGCGCGCCGATCCCACCCCGCTACCGCTACCCCGAAGGCGGCTACGCGCTGACCTACCCCCGCATCCCGCGCAGCCCCGACGAGCTCAAGGCCCACCGCGAGCACGTCCTGTCGCTCCTGTCGGTGGGCTTCTACGACAAGGCCGAAGCCTACGCCGCACTCCACGACGTGCCGCTGGACGTCGCCGAGCGCCGCGTCCGCGAGATCGCCGCCGAGGCCGCCCCGCCGCCCGTGCCGATGCCGCCCGCCCCGGCGCCCGCGCAGCCCGCCCCCGGCCGCCGCCCCGCCGCACCCGCACCGGCCGCCGCGCCGGCCATGATGGAGCGCGACAGCCTGCGGGACGCAATCGAGGACGCGCTTGACGAAATCGACGATGGGGCCAGCCCCGCCGAGATCCGTGCGATCCTGGCCGACCTGATCGACGAAGCCGAAGACGACGCCGCGGACGAAGAGACCGACGACCCGGCTACCAATCCCCCGGAGGACGCCGGTGCCTAAGACCGCAACGCCTCCCGACAACGTTCAGGCCGCCGCCCGGCGGGGCCTCGACATGCGCGCAAAGCAGACCCCATCCAACCGTGGCGGGACCAAGATCGGCCTCGCCCGCGCCCGGCAGCTTGCCAACGGGCAACCCGTCAGCCTGTCCACGCTCCGCCGGATGGTCAGCTTCTTCGCCCGCCATGAGGTCGACAAGAAGGGCGAAGGCTGGGGTGTCGACAGTCCCGGCTATCAAGCGTGGCTCCTGTGGGGCGGCGACGATGGCCGCGCCTGGGCTACCCGGCAGATCGCTCGCCTGACCCGCAAGACCCGCACTTCCTGACCCACCCACCATCGGAGAGCCCCGATGTCTGACACCGAAGCCAAGATCCCGATCTCCCGCCTCAACGAAGAGATCGCCAAGCGCAAAGAGTTGGAGGTCGACTTGGCCCGACTCAAGGTCGACCTGACCACTGCGCAGGCATCCGCTGCTGAGTCTGACGCCCTGCGCGCACAGCTTGCCAAGGTCACCTCTGAGCATGACACCTTCCGCGCCGGCGTCGACGCGGGCATCACCGACCCCGAAGGCTTGGACCTCGCGCGCTGGTTCTATGACAAAGTCCCCGCCGCCGAGGACGGCACCCGTCCGACCTTCGCCGCCTACCTCGGCGGGCTGAAGTCCGACCCGGCCGCGCGCCCCAAGGCCCTGACCGGCTACTTCACCGACGCCCCCGCCGCGGCCCCCGCGCCCGCCGGCACCCCCGCCGCCTCGCCGGCCGGGCAG